CTCTGATAACGTCTGCTGCTACTACTCCAAAACGTTCCATCGCAGTAGTCGCGCCACCAATGCCAGTATCGCCTGTAAGCATCATAAACGCATCTACAAGACCCTGACCGATTGAGTCTTGCATTTTGTCATAACTTACGCCTAAAGCCGCTACCTGACCGGCATAGGTTTGTAAATACGCTGCGTTCTGTCCAGAAAATTGCTTATTTAGTAATGTTTGAACTTCAGCAAAGGATTTAGTGCGTAACTCAGCCTTGCTTAAACCTAGATTATATTTTGCTAATCCTGTGTTGTTTCCTAGATAGGAACGTGTTAAATCTCTGACTACTGTCTGTAAATCAATTCCTGATCCTGCCGCTGTATCAATAGCGGTATTGAGAATATCCTGTGATTGATAAACCGAGCGTGTAGTCTGCGCTAGAGCCTGAAATGCTGGCCTTAAATCATCCTTCAGTACCGCAGTTTGTTTTTCTAGGTTCTCTAAATAATTTTCTATTTCAGGTGTAGCAAAACCTAGATTAACGCCTTTAAGTGTTTGTTCTAGACGTGCTGCGGCTTTCTCATCCTCAACAAAACCTTTAACCGCTGCCTTGCTAAAGTTAAGAATTGCCTGAGCAGAAAATACACCTGCAACAGTTGCGCCTAAACGCTTAAAGCTTTTTTCTAAGCTGCTAGTGGCTTTTTGTGCTTTATCAAATCCCGCTTTTTTAAGTTCAGCGGCAATAATGATTTTAATTTGCTCATCTGATAAAGCCATTATGCCACCTCTTTACGACTAGCTCTGATTTGTTTATACAAGTTTTGTTTTGCGTTTTCGACTGACTGCAACACGGCATTTAACGCTTTACCTTGATTAGCGGCATAAGCAGCGTATAACAAGCGACCGGTAGACTTACGACCACGGCCAGCATAATCTTTTAATGGCCCAATACCTTGTAGGCCTCTATTAAATCTTTCACCGGCATTGGGGTTGTTAGATTGGCTACGTGGATCGCCATTGGGATTTAGTCGACCAGCGGTTTCAATAATGCCACCTGAGCGACTGCGATTAAGTAAAGTGAATAATGAAACAAAGCCAGAACTTTTAACACGGCTAGGAGTTACGCTATAAGTTAAACCTTTACGGATAATGCGAGCATCGTATGACGGAAACGCATCTGCTCTACCTGTGCGGGATTTTCTATCGTATCCAGGATAATTATAGTTATACAAACCGCCAGGTGCTTGTCCAGGAACCTTAGCACGAGCATCGGCAACAATAGGTTTTAAGGCTTCACGCACTTCTTTATCTAATTGCTTTTTTATGTCAGGCGCAAGCTTGCCGAGTGCTTTTCTAAGCCCTACGACCCCTTCGATTACGACTGGCATTTTTTCTGTCCTCTGCCTGTTTCTTTAGAACCTCATGGAACGCTTTGAGTAAATCACGATCCATATTAATAAACTCACTAGGCGCAATTCCCGTATGTATCGACAGCTGAGCTATCTGATACGTACGAGAATCACGCGTTAGCCATTTGGGCTATCATCCCCTAGAACCTCAACAGCCTTTAAAGTATCTAAGAACTTATCGCCAAACGTAAAAACTTCAGGCGCACCCGCTCTACGCAAGCACTCCCAAGCAAGCCAATAAATATCGCTTTGTTTCTGATCCTCGCGAAAAGCGCGGTAGAAACCTTTTTTAGCGTATTGCTCGAAAGCGTACTCAATAGCTGGAGTGATTTCGTGAACCGACTCTGTGCCATCTGCCCTAGTTACTTTTAGACTTGCCATTTTTTGCCCCTTTTATTTAATTAGAACGTGCCTGTGCTTGCTGCTGTTACTGCTGAGTTTACTGTAAATGTAATATCCATTGTGGACATATCACCGACAGCCCCATTAATAGGGGTGAGGTTGTTGACCAACAAGTCACCACTATATAGCAAGTTTTCTGCGCCTACTGCGGTAGCTGAATTGTTTACGGCCTTCCATGCGACAGTTGTGCCATAAGCAGCATTTAGTGTTGCTAGAACTTCACCGGTGGACTGGTCGTTTAGGAACGATACAGTAAGGGTTGCAGACTCCAAGCCCTTTACAAACTTGTGAGAGGTGTCACCCATAGCAGTTACTTCAAGCTCATCAAAAGCCTGATTTAGAGTAATGCTTGTTACGTGGTCGCTAAGATCGACATTGTTGATCTTTAGCCCGACCTTATTGTTTAGAAAAACAGCCATTTGCTATTCCTCGTCTTTCTTAGCGGTAGTTGGTTTTGGTTTCTCCGCGCTTGGTGTAATCTGACCGATCTTGATCAGAAAAGCCTCACGCTCTTTGTCGTTATCAGCCATTTGATTAACTCCAATCGGATAGAACGCTGATTGATACTTCACCGGATAGCAGATCTCCTGCAATTCCGGTCAAGACTGCGGGCGCACTAAATGTGCCTATTGAATAAGCGATGCTCGAAGCCTCTAGCTTATTGACTATATTTAGGTAGTAATCCTCAATGTTTATCAAGTTACCCTGATTATCAAACATAGGTGCTAATACTACCAACTTAAAATTAACTTTTGGCTTAACTGTTTTGTAGTGGTCATTAGACGGCTCAATGTATGGATCGCCGGGTTGCACTACGATTGAGTTAGCAAGGGGAGTGGCAGGTGGGAAGGAAAACACCTGCCACGCCGCATTATCAGCTAGCGCAGTCGCGATGGTTCCACGTAGGGTAGAGATTGCTGACATTACCCGACTTGACCGCCCGGTGCTAGGTGATCCGCAAGCAACCCACGCACGCGAGCCATAAGGGTATTACCCATCCGGTAAGGCGAAGGTTGAAAGTCAGGTGAGATGCCGCCAGCGTTTGAAGCCTGACGAGCTTGCCATATATCGACTGCAATCATAAGTGTTGCCTGATTAACCTCAGGTAAGGTGGCGTAATCAATCGCCTGTGTGCCATAAACTCGACCCCACGGCGCGATAGTGTGATACTCGCGAGTGGTGATTTGAGCATTAACAAACTCTAGCCAAACTCCATTAGTCTTTGTTATAACGTGGCTGCCGTTAAAGTGTTGGCGCACGTTCTCGACAGTAATAGTATCGCCGACTACAAATTGGTCAGCGTTCTCATAAATATAAATGCGGCCTGTTGTGCCGGTAGCTTCAATCGCATAAACCGATTGGCTGTTAAACCATAATTTGCCCTTGACCACGTTCTCAGCGGCCTGACAGACTTCCTCAACAACAGCCGAGCTATAAAGTGCGCCAATACCCAAAGCTGAGCGTAGCTCTGCCTCTGTGACGTATGTAGCTGGCATGTTTGTCCTTTCTTTATGTTAGCCCCGGCGCAAGGGCTGTGCGCCGGGGTAACTCTACTACTAGGCTTAAACTAAGCCTTTTGGTATCTGAAGCATCCGGCAGCTACCTTGGTAGCAATTGCGCCGTAGCCGTAATATCCAACCTCAATCTTACCTGTGCCGACCTTCTCAGCGCGTAGCTGTAGACGTGGGCTTTCGTACCAGGTGTAAGAATCGCGGTTTACAACAAGGATTGAGTTGTCATCCTCGCCGGTGCGTGTGTAATCAACATATAGAGGCAAACCTAGGACTGTGCCACGGATTGAATCTACTGCTAATGATCCAGCTGCGTTCATTGGTGCAGCTGCGTTGAAAATTGGGCGGTTCTGTGAATCTACCAATCCGACAATGTTTGACCATTGCTTAGGTGACACGATAACGCCGGTGGCGAACTTGAAGGTGTTTGAATAGATGCTTTCACCTGCACGTGCGATAAACGCTGAGAACTCAGCACCATCCCAAGGCAATGTGATTGTTGTTGCATCTGCTGTTCCATCTGTTGCTAGCTTTGTAGCTACAGCGGTGTTGGTTGCCTTTGCGTAAGCATCTCCCATGAGTGCTACAAGCTCTGCAAAGAACGCAGGTGAGGTGCGATCTAGAACCTCAACTGAGAACTGCTGCATACCAGCATACTTTTTAACATCAACATCAACGTACTCAATTTCGACCTGAGTATCGGAAAATGCTGCGCCTTCAGCTGTTTCTGCAACTGTTGGTGCTGTCTTAACACGTGGAATCTGGAACTTCATGCCCGCATCTGGCAATACGCCGGATGAGATTGCATCGATAGATGCACGGGTTCCGGTTGTCTTTGGGTTGATAACTTCAGTTAGCTGACGTGTTGGTACAAGACCAGGAACATCATTGGTTGTATCTGTGTCTGAAGCTGCCTTAATCCATTGGCGAGCATCCTCATCATTTAGTACGGATGCGCGGATTGTGTTTTCTAGATACGCCTCTGCTGTCACGTTAATACGTGGCTTTGCGTAAATTGGTGCTGCAACTGTTGGGCGAGCAGCCTCTACCGCAGGGGCTTCGACCTTAGGCTCAACAGATGCGGTGTCTGGAGTATTCTCCACGACTGCCTCGCTTTCGTTTGTTGGGTTTTCTACTACTTCATCCTCTGAAGCAGCTACGCTCAAAACCTCAGCACTCTTAAATGCTGCGGCTTGAACAAGACTTGTTTCGTATAGCTTGCTTGCTATAACTTTGATAACGCCACCTTCGCGCTTACTATCAATGACTTCTACACCGACAGACAAACCTGAACGTAATTGTTCACTTGCCTCGATTAGGGCATCATTACCGCGGGTGGTATTGCTGACACGAAATGTAGCAAAAATACCTTCGTCTGTTTCCTCATAAGAAACCATGCGGCCTAAAGGTTTTTTGGCATCATGCTCAAGCAATAATTTTGGCTTTGGGCTTTCAGGAATCTCAATAGATCCTTTTTCAAAAATTACTTTACCGGCTGAGGTGTATCCGATTTCATTACCAAAAGGAACAATCTTGCCGGTGATTGTGCGTTCCTCTGCGTTGCAGGTAATATCGTTAGAGAACGTTAGGCGCATCTGTGTTTCCGTTCGGCGATAGGTTTTCCATTTCCATAGCTTGCTCAACAGTAATCAAACCTAGAGTAAGCATCTTTTCAATGACGGCAAGGCGTTCCAAAGCATTTACAGCTAAGAAAGCATCCTCTACGTCAAACTTAACTATGTTCCCTCGCGCTGTTATGTCATCCATCGATAAACGATCCTGAATTGCGTGGACATACGGCGCAAGGGAAAGCGATACAAACTGACGGCGTTCATCTTGAACATTTGCATAAGTCATGCTGTTGTTCATGTCTGCACTTATGTAATATGCAGGTACGTTCATCATTCTCGCGATTTGGGTCGCGGTTGATTGCACGGCATCTACGAACATCATGTCGCGAGGTGAAAACGCGGTCGGCTGATAATCTAAAGTGCTTGTGAGGTATGCAGTCGATCTGCGCTCACGTGCTGATTTCCATGCAGCGAGGATTGATTGAACTTCCTCTTGTGATAAATCTGCACCGGTATTTTTTAAAACACCTGAAGGCATTGGTGTAGCAGATGCGACACGCATAGCGGTTTCTAAATCAATAGCGGAACGCAAAGTACGTGCGCCACGTTGCAATACGCCTTCGTCTAAGCCTTGGAAGGTTACAAGTGATCCTAAACCTGACATTGGTGCAGGTGTGCCATCTACTGAATACTGTGTAATGTAATTTGTGTATGGATCTGTTACAAATGAAACGCGACCCGGTGCAACCCACTCAAAGCGAGCAGGGCGGCCATCATCAAAATAAACTTCAGTAACGCGCCAATATGCAACGCCGTAGAACAATAAGCTATCTACTGTCCATGCAATTGTTGTGCTTAGCGGTTGGTGAGCTGAAGGTTGCTCTAACCATAAAGGTTTGCCTAATTTTTCACCAGTAGACTTTTTGTAAAGCTCTAGTGGAAAACTTGCAATTGTTCCTGCAATCAAGTTACGGCAGCGAGATACTGAAGGTACGCTCATCGCTTCCTCGCGACCAACAGAGGTTAGGGTCGTAGGAATATAATAATTAAATTGGTCGGTCATCAATTGAGGCGCGGCTTGCGCTTCAATTACCGGCTTTTTACGATCGAAAAGACCCATCGCTATATGTTAGCACACAAATCGGACATTTAGGACATAATGGCAGGTTTTGATTGTGGTTTTAACAATTGGTGTGTCACCATAGCTAAGCCGATAGCAGCTGATACGTCACCGGCAGATTTACGCCTCACTATGCGCCATCCTGCATCTGTTTCCTTAGCTGCACAGTTGTTCATTGAGTTCACAAGGCTTTCCTGCCCTGAGTGAACCAATCTGCCGTTCACTATGGCATCTAGGAGATCGCTACACGCCTGATAGAACACCTGTCCTGACATGTCTTGTATTTTGTAGCCAGTCTGCGCTAAACGCTCAGCTACGCTCATTGAGGTGTATTTATCAAAGCAGATTAGGCGCGGCTTATACTGTTTAGCCCACTCTGCGACCTCAACAGCCATTTTCAGCTCATCTATGGCTACCTGTGACTCAAACTGAGCTACTACGCCTACGCCGACCTTGCCATCATCCATTAACTGACCCGCAACCAATGAAGCTTGCTTTTTGGTTACGGATATATCCATACCAAAGATAGTTAGGCGGCCTGGCTCTAGTTTTAAATCCTGAACAGTCAAATCCTCAAATGCGCGGTAAGGCCAGGGAGATTTCAATGCCGAAACCCACATGCAAAGGGTTTCCGTGCGACTAGCTTCAGGCGTTGAGGTTGCAATAGATTCCTCGATTACATCCTCGCCCATTAAATAGCCTAAAGCTGGATTAGCCTGATACCAAGCATCCCTATCGGTAATTTTGCAAAAGTCATCTGCTGAATACTCCCAGAACCCTAAGCTCTTAGGTGGATAGCTCAATGCTCGCTCTCGCAGGTTGTTTAGTACGTGGCTAAAGGCATCACCAGCGTTACTGGTTAGCAATATCTGACTATTAGGCCTAGCGCGTGTAATCGGCTTAGCCGCTGTCCATGCCTCATCGCTGATTTCGCGTAACTCATCCACAAACAACAGATCCGCGGTCTTACCACGGCTACCATCTCTTGTTGCCGCGACTATCTCGTATCGAGCCCCCGATAAAAGCTCAATCGATTCCTGACCATTGGCCACGCGGATCTGTCGTACTTGGGCTGCAAGTAGTGGGTTGTCCTCAATCACATCACATACCTTACGAAAGGTATCTAATGCCATCCCCCGATTTGAGGACATAGCCACGATACTACGTTCATTAAACAAAAACAAACCAGCAAGAATGCGTACCCTTGCTAAATGCGTTTTGCCGTTTTGTCGTGCAATTAGTAGCAGATTTGTCTTGCGAATCCATTTATCCTGTTTATCTACCTTGAGCATGTCCTCTAGCACGTGTTCCTGCCACGGCAACAGCTTCATAGGCTCGCCATTCTCATCTTTAAGCTTAGATAGCCACTCTTTGACTTCAGGCAGTCTGCTCTTGCCTCTAATAGGCGCATTTTGTAGGCGTGGCTTTGTAGAGCCCTTGCGTGAAGCCATTGTCAATTAGCCCCCGACTGGTCTGGACTAATAAATGGACTATCCGCATCAATCCGGACTGAAGTATGTCCGTTTTGCACCGATTTGGACTGATTTGTCTGAATCGGGGAGATTTGGAACGAAAAGGCAGGGGG